AGACCAAATATAGCAAGCACTGCGTCCATTATTGAAGGCTTAGAGAAAGTCTGCGGTAAACTACCTAATGGGTATTCCCTATTACTTTGCATCTCTCCTTCGAAATCATAAGGGAATTGTACAAACATGCACAAGCAAGCTAGAATGTGATGTTTTAGCTATCGATTTCAATTGTTTAATACACAAGTATCTCGAAGATGGGAATCCTATCGAGTCAGTTATACGGGCAATTCAGATGATCCTAGATAGTGTTTGTTCTGCAACAAAAGTATATATTGGAGCCGATGGTCTTGCTCCATATGCAAAGCTAGTGAATCAACGTCAGCGACGATTCAAACGTCAGGACGTATCTACATTTGACAGGAACCAGATTTCTCCTGGAACTCCCTACATGACGGAACTGATCACCACTGTTCGTGCACGGTTTCCAAGTGCACATGTGTCGGGAACCGAAGAACCAGGAGAGGGCGAACACAAGCTGTTTGCATGGCTCAAGACTCTATCCTCTGCGAGCCGCAGATCGATCTGCATTTATGGACTCGATGCAGATCTCATTCTACTTAGTTTGAACCAGAAAAATCTCTCATCACCACATTCAATGTGGTTATTGCGGGAATCAACGGAATTCAAGACAGATAAGGAGACATTTTCAACCATGTCAATTTGGAAACTAGCTGAAGTAATTCCAATCCCGTTTGAGCAGTATTTGCGTCTGAGTATTCTATGCTTTGGAAATGATTTCATGCCAAACCTGTCCATGTTCGCATTGAGAGAGAACGGATATATGCGAGCACTTTCAATCTACAAGCAATCCGGATCCCCCGATCTTCAGACAATGCAGGGGCTCGTATGTTTTATACGTGAAGCCGCAAAACAGGAAACCTACGTTCTTTCTACCTGCATCCACAAACGAGAGGTTCCGTTTGAGAGCTCGATCCTCACGCGAGATGAAACCATGCTTGAACAACGACATGCAATCCATCTCTTAGATGGCTATTCAAACCACGCTAGACTTGCCGAACTGTACTGGAAGACGTATTCGTGGACACTCCAATACTTTTTTACAAACAGTCCCACGAATTGGAATTGGTCATATCCATTTGCAGAGGCCCCACTTCTGCAGACCCTTGCTCGTTTTCCAATTTCACTAGGAATTGAAACAGTTCCTCTACAATATTCGATTACGCAACAGTTGCAGATGATTCTTCCTAAATCAAGCCTTGAAAGAGCTGGCGGAAAGCCGATCTTTGAAGACGAAATGTACGATGAAGGAAAAGATTGTCGAATTGGTTGGATGAAGAAATATGGATGGGAATGCAAACCGCTTATTTCGATTCCATGGAATCCTATCTCCGAGCTAACGACTGTCCGCCCAATCGTCCTATCTTAAACCGATACGTAGGAGATGCCATGAGTTGTTGAGCTGGAGGTGCAGGTGCCTTGACGAATACATCCGTTACATTTGCAAATGCAGCAGCCCAATCAAGAGTGCGTGTCGACCAATATTGTTGTTCGATCAAACCCAATTGTCTGACTTTCATCAACGTTGAAATCCCCTGAAGGTTTGTTTGGTGTCCCCAATCCTTCTGGAGATATTTCAGATATTCAATTCGTTTGCTTCGTGCCGCAGCGGGGGTCATAATAGACCAAGCAATCTGCGAATCATCCTTGGAATATACGCGTTTCTGGATTCGTATATTCACCATGTTGTGGGCACGCAATACAAATGTCATGAACTTTGCTCGTGATGAAAATAGGTCTGGATTCTTTGCAGTATACTCGGACAAAAGCGACCTAAAATGGCCTGCACATGTTGCACATGTAATGCACTCTGCAAATAAAGAGACCCAATTGGTTACAAGCTGAATTTCGGTCTGAGAAGGAGAATCTGGATAGAGTGCTGCAGCTGTCTGCAATGTTATCCATCCAAGTGGACCCCAATACTTTGTCATATTACTTAGAGTCAATCTTTAATAGTCCAGCTCCCACCGCTTCTTCGTACATCTTTCGAAGAAGTCCAGTATTTGCTTTACTGTCACTCGAAATCAGTTTCTTGTCCAGAAGGTGTTTGCGAATCGTCTTGTCATCATACGAACGTACACGCTTCCGAACTGTCGATCGAAGTTTTTTTTGACCCAGACTTGTCATAATCCGCATTGTCTTTCTTCTAGACGATGTTGGATCACGTGTAGGGAGAATACGCTGTGTTTTGCGAAGAATTCCCTTTGGAAATGTACGTTTTCTTCCTGCAGTGACAGGGGGAGGAGGAGGAGGTAGAGGAGCGGGCGGTGGAGGGGGAGCAGGAACCGGAATTGCAGCAGGTGCAGGAATTGGAACTACACCTCCCATCTTCTTGATTGTAATTTTCTTCCGGGAAAGTGAAGGCATCCCTTTAAAATGAATCCGTGGAAAGATTTACAGACAAGGTGGAGCATAGAATCACATGGAGTCACTGAAGACATACTTCCATCGTGGAATCGCCAGGTTCTCTGAGCCCCAGATTGAGCCCTATGAAGACTTCATCAACAATAAGCTTCCTCTGATTGTTCGGTCAACGCCCGATGTCGTCGTATGGCACGAACAGGATGAAGCAACGAAGAAGTACAAGTATGAATTCCGTCTTTCGTTTGACAATGTCACGTATATGAAGCCGCGGATCCAGGAAGCCACGGGCCGCATCAAGCAGATGCTACCACACGAGGCTCGTGTTCGTAATTTCACATATGCAGCTCAGATGTTTGTTGATGTGAAGTTTACTGTGCGAACATATACCGGTCCTGCTCTTACAGAGATGAATGAGCAGAGCAAGGTGTTTGAGGGCATTTCATTCGGTCGTATTCCCGTGATGCTCGGTTCCTCATTGTGTCTGCTAAAGGATCTGCCCATGACTCCCGATGAACTTGGCGAGTGCCCCTACGATCCGCATGGCTATTTCATCATTCACGGAACGGAACGTACGATTCTGTCGCAAGAGAAGGTCGCTGATAACCGGATCATGGTCTTCTTCAACAAGAAAACGACTTCCAAGTACAGCCACTTCGTGGAGATGAAGTCATTGCACGAGTCATTCACGATGCCTCCGAAGAAGCTGGAGATCCGATTGTCTGCAAAGTTCAACGGACTTGGGAATCCGCTCATGGTAAATGTACCTCGATTTACAGAGGAAGTTCCACTCATGATCTTCTTCCGTGCAATTGGAATCGAATCAGATAGTGACGTTGCAGATCTAGTGGGCGTAGAGAACCATGAACTCCTGGCCGCATCGTTCAAGGATGCTGCCGATCTGAATATCTTCACACAGGCTGACGCAATCACGTATTTGTCCACGCATCTTCAGTATTCAACGACTGTTGAGGATAAGTGTCAGCATGTTCGCAATCTGCTCGAATCCGAGTTCCTGCCCCACGTCAAGTTTGCAGGTGAGACAACGACGTCAACTGTTCTGAATGCTCGCAAGTCTGTGACGATCGGATCCATGATCCGTCGTCTGCTTCTGACAGTACAGGGAAAGGTCCCGTTGGATGATCGTGATGCCTACCCGAACAAGCGTGTTGTTACGACAGGTGCTCTTCTCACTCATCTGTTCCGTCAGCTGTTTCAGAAGGTCTGTAAGGATCTTCGGACCAAGTTTGTCCATGAAATTAATAACGATGCGTGGAAGAAGGCGGGGAAGCCGATCGATGTTCTGAACATTAACAATCTGTATAAGATTCTGAAGGTCTCGAGCATTGAGGGCAAGGTTAAGCAGGCTCTTGCAACTGGAAACTTCACGGTCCAGGGCCTAGGCACAAGTAGCTCGACATCGCTGTCGAATGCAACCAAGGCGGGTGTATCGCAGGTACTGAACCGCCTTTCGTACTCAGCCACTCTATCTCACCTGCGTCGTATCCAGACTCCAGTAGAAAAGTCAGGTAAGCTCCTTGCACCTCGCAAGCTCCACGGCACGAGCTGGGGATTCGTATGTCCTGTCGAGACTCCGGAGGGTCATTCGGTCGGTATCGTCAAGACAATGAGCATCATGACATCGGTAAGCCAGCACGTTCCATCCTTTATCATCACGAGCATTCTGCGTGATATGCCTGAGATGACGCTTCTGACGGACGTCCATGTAAAGAAGGCAGTTACCGTGAATGTCAACGGAGTTACGTTCGGATACACGGATCAGCCAGATGTAGTGTACAAGGCACTGAAGAAGGCCAAGACCTCGATGCAAATCCATCCTCATATTTCAATTGCATGGAACGTTCTCCACAATATCATTCTGATCGAGACAGATAGCGGCCGCCTTGTTCGTCCGGTATTTCGAGTCGAGGGTGGAAAGATCCTGCAGCCTCCTCCCAATTCGTCGTGGAACGATTGGGTGCGGACGTGCGTGGAGTATATTGATCCGAGCGAGAGTGAGACGATTCGGATTGCAATGTTCCCAGAGGACTTGAAGGGCGATTCAGCAAATGCATATACTCATTGCGAGATCCACCCTACAGCTGCAATTGGTCATATGGCAAATACGATCCCACTGTCCGATCACAATCAGTCGCCTCGAAACACGTATCAGTCGGCCATGGGCAAGCAGGCAATGTCGATGTACGCAAAGAACTATGCGAAGCGATTGGATAAGAATGCCTACCTTCTGTGCAGTCCGACTCGTCCGTTGGTTGAGACACAGATGATGAATGTGCTCAAGATGCAGGATATGCCCTTCGGAGAGAATGTGATTGTTGCAATTGCGTGTTATTCGGGGTACAATCAGGAGGATTCAGTTATCATGAACAAGTCTGCAGTTCGTCGCGGACTGTTTCGCGGTCTGCATACGACCATGTACAAGGACGAAGAACACCGTAATGTAACGAGTGGTCGTGAGGAGCGATTCATGAAGCCGAGACAGGAAAACACGCGTGGATTCAAGAATTCATCGTACGATGCAGTGACTGACGCGGGCATTCCTATGATGCACGCAGTCGTCAAGGAGAACGATGTAATGATCGGAAAGGCGGTTACTCTGAAGAACGATCCACACGGATATCTGTACCGTGATGCATCCACAATCCACAAGAACTCCGAGCCATGCCGGATCGATGGTGTATGGCAGGACAAAAACTCGGATGGATATCCATTTGTGAAGGTTCGTGTAGTCTCTGAGCGTGTTCCTGAGATTGGAGATAAGTTCTCATCCCGTCACGGACAGAAGGGAACGGTCGGTATCTTGTTGCCAGAGTGCGACATGCCGTTTACATCCAAGGGACTTCGGCCGGACATTATCATGAATCCTCACGCAGTTCCGTCTCGAATGACCATTGCTCAGCTTCTGGAGACGGTGTTTGGAAAGATCTGCGTGAATCGCGGAACTCTTGGAGATGGAACGCCGTATACGCACATGAAGCTCGATGAACTCCGAGCACATATGATGGACCTTGGAATGCATCCGTATGGAAATGAGACCCTTTACAACGGAATGACCGGTGAAATGATGGAGGCAGAGATCTTCATGGGTCCGACGTTCTATCAGCGTCTGAAGCATATGGTTGCAGATAAGAAGCATTCGCGTGCTCGTGGACCGATTGTATCCCTGACACGTCAGCCTTGCGAGGGCCGGTCTCGTGATGGCGGTCTCCGTGTTGGAGAGATGGAGAGGGACTGTATGCTAAGCCACGGAACCGCTGCGTTTACCAAGGAGCGATTGATGGACGTATCCGATCCATTTGAAACCGGCATTTGTAGGAAGTGTGGAACCCTCGCCATCTTCAACGAAAAGGAAGCTCACTACGAATGCAGGTCGTGCGGTAATCGTACAGACTTTGAGAATAAGACAATTCCATATGCGTTGAAGCTATGGGCACAGGAACTGGAGGCAATGCACATCAGTCCTCGTATTGTGTTTGAGTAAATTCTGTTCATAGAATAAGATGTCACTTCTTACAACCGCTGTTGCTAAGATTTGGATTGCAAAGATCGATGAGATGATTGCAGAAGGAAAGCTACAAGAACGTACTATGTCAGATGTTCTGGATGATCTTGGTAGACGTGTTCGTAGACAAACAGGAAATGAAAATTTCAGAGAGGCCTTAAACGAATTCAGACAAACACAGCGTATGCTTGCACCGGGAATTCCTGCAGCAGACATTAGCGAGGCGGGAATGGCTGCAACGACTCCCGATGTCTTTTTACCTAAGCTAAAAGAAGATCTTCTTGCACAGTTTCCTGGAGCACGAACTGGAGGTAAACGGTGCACCAGTGGCAAGACACGTGACCGTAAAACAAAGCGATGCAGACGCAAACAATGCCCCGGTGGAAAGACACGTAGTCGTAAGACGAAGAGATGCAGAAAGACCGTTTAATATGGAGATTATTCTGATTGTAAACTAACAATGAATCTGCTCCTAAAATGTGTAGTCGAATACTTAGGTGCACTCATTATTGCACTCTCAGTCTTTTATGAATCAAGTCCACTTCTTGCAGGATTTCTATACGGCATGATACATCTAATAACTAACAAGATTAGCGGTGGATTTTTGTCTGTAGGCAACGTCCTTTTCGTTGGACCTATAAAGGGAGTTGATTGGCAAACAATTCTTGCATTGGCAACTTCAAACATTCTCGGATGTGCGTCCGTATATCTTGCATGGTCTACAGGCGTCCTGGGTCGTAGCGTGGTTGAGTAACATCGTAGACTGCAGCCTTGTACTTGCCTAATCCTAACACATCAAGCGAATCCTCTCCGATTAATTCATCACAACCAGTGTCGGAATTACACTGTTTGCGATTGTAGGAGACTGGAAGTTTCAGACCATCACTCATCGTATAGTATTCCCACCGACTATTGGATGTGATTGACGGCCGACCGAACAGCGGCAGAAGTCCGGCACGCCCCTGCCCTTGCAGAACACCGACTTGCTGATAATTCGGGTCACGCCCTCTCCAGTACGGGTTCTCGCGTTCAGGTGGATGATAGGGATCTGAATAGACATCAAAGGGATGCTTGCGTACAGAGGAGAACTTGACTGGAGAATCGCGAACAATCACATTCGTCTGCCGTTGCATAAGAAGTACAACTAACGCAACTGCAAGTATCCCTGCAAACAGATAAATGGGTTTCATTGTCTTGATGCAAAGACATAATCTAACATAAGAGTAATATGTCATCCGGTTCTTCTGTGTCTGCATCCATGTCCAGTGATCCGAGTTATGATATGGATAGATGGACACATTTTCCTATTTCGCGTGTACGTCTTGCGTTTGGACCCAGTGAGGATGAACCTCCGTCTGATTTGATGGTGGCAACACCGGTGAGGGCTTCAGAGGAAAAGTTTGAAGTCCGTGCAGATGATGTGGCCGTGGACGACGGATTCTGGGTGGCAAGTAAGGTACTCTCCCCGTCTCATTTAACGAAACGAGATATTAAGGCAATGCAGGGGCCGGGTGGCAGGGATGATTTGGTCTTTGCACTTGACCGAACTGTAAATGTCGTCTACAAAAAAGGAACCCAAACAATAGTTCTACAGTTCTCTCCTCGCGATTTCGATAAAGATCCGTTCGTATATGACAACGAGGAGCCGGATGGTCCAGATATAAATTTTGCAGAAGATACATTTATGATCAGTTCTCCAGTTCAGACTGAATTGCAAGAGATTCTCGCTCGTCCTCGTGCAGAAGGCGGACGTCGGAGGAAAACACGCCGTAGACGCCAGGTCCGCAGAAGACGTACGCGTAGACATGTACGCGGTGGTGGTCTTGTGGATACTATATTGAAGGCCCCAAAGAAAAAGGTAAAGAAAACAGGTTAAATATGAGTAGAGTAACTAAGTAATGCCCCTTGAAATTGTTGTCGGCCCCATGTTTGCAGGGAAGACATCCTATGCACTTGATTGGATTTATAAGCAGTCCGGAACCGGACTTGTTCTAAAGCCCCGTCTTGATTCAAGGTATAGATCCGACGTAATTGTTTCGCATTCAGGCGAAATGTATCCTTGCAAGTATATCGATGAAGTTACACCCTATGAGCTTTCAGTCGTGGACTATATTGTCATTGACGAAGCTCAATTTGTTCCGAACATTCGGTCGATCATCCAACCCATTTTGAATAAAAATCTTCTCTTGGTGGGTCTTGATGGAGATTCAGATTGCCAACCATTCACCGAACTCTTAAGTTGTATTCCCTTTGCATCCCAAATCACAAAGTTAACAGGTGAATGCTCTATCTGCAAGAATCCTTCGACTTCAACATTTCGCGTTGTTCAATCAAGTGAACGCGTACTTATCGGTGGATCTGAGTCATATATTCCCGTCTGCAATTCGTGTTTTGAAGGGAGTCGCCTCAACGCATGCGTCTCTTGAACACTCGAAAATAATTTCTTGCAGTGAAGTATAACAACAATATGGCCGGTGGTTTAATGCAGCTCGTCAGCTATGGTGCCCAGGACATCTACATCTCCGGCAACCCCCAGATCACGTTCTGGAAGGTGCTGTACAAGCGTCATACCAACTTCGCGATGGAGTCCATCGAGGTGACGTTCAACGGCCAGGCCGACTTCGGCAAGCGTGTCACGGCCGTTATCTCCCGTAACGCTGACTTAATGTACCGCACGTACATCCAGGTTACGCTCCCGCAGGTTGTGCTGAACTCGGGCTCCACGGACCGCTTCCGCTGGCTCAACTACGTCGGCCACCGCCTCATCAAGCAGGTTGAGGTTGAGGTGGGCGGCTCGCGCATTGACCGCCAGTACGGCGACTGGATGCAGATCTGGACGCAGCTCTCGCAGGCCCCGGGCACGCAGCAGTCCCTCGAGGACATGCTCGGCAACACCGCCGACCTGGTTCTCCTCAAGACGTCCGACGGTGTCCCGCTGGATGCGACGTGCGCGGCGTCTGAGCTGACGAACTCGTGCGTCTCCCGTGCGGGCACGCCGATGAAGACGCTGTACATCCCGCTCCAGTTCTGGTTCTGCCGCAACCCGGGCCTGGCTGTGCCGCTCATTGCCCTGCAGTACCACGAGGTCCGCATCAATGTGGACTTCGAGCAGAACTACAACTGCTGCTATGGAGACAGATACACAACGGGGATGGGTACAGCCTACCTTCCTCCGCAGTCTCTCCCGCAGGGCAGCGGCGCTTCGACGGGCAGCGGCATCCAGAGCCTCCAGCTCGTTGGTGCCTCCCTGTACATTGAGTACGTCTACCTCGACACGGAGGAGCGTCGCCGGTTTGCCCAGCAGAGCCACGAGTACCTGATCGACCAGCTGCAGTACACGGGTTCTGAGACGATCTCAGCGTCCTCCAACAAGATCCAGATGAACTTCAACCACCCGGTGAAGGAGATTGTCTGGGTTGTGCAGCGCGACTCGTTCGTCGACTGCTCCGCCCCGGGCGGAGTTGTGCCGTGGATCAAGGAGGCCCTCGGACAGCAGCCGTTCAACTACTCCGATGACTGGAACACGGACGGTATCGTTACAAGCATCCTCGGCCGCGGCTCCCTGGCGAGCGGCGCCGCCGGTGCAACGACAGTCGGCGGAATCCCGACAACATCTAGTGCCAACGAAAGTGCGCCCGGCAGCTTCGGTGAGCCCTTCATCCCTGGTCTCGGCATCGTCAGCGGCGGCGGCCTGACGACGAGCTCTGAGCTCTACGGTGACGGTGTTGGCAACGATGGTCAGGATGTGTTCTTCGAGGCGACGACGAACTACCTCCTCGCGAAGGTGATCCTGTCCTCCAACGTGAAGTGCGAGGGCAAGAACCCGGTTGAAGTGGCCAAGATCCAGCTCAACGGCCAGGACCGCTTCGACGAGCGTGAGGGCCGGTACTTCGACCGCGTCCAGCCGTGGCAGCACCACACCCGCACCCCGGCGGTCGGCGTGAACGTCTACTCGTTTGCCCTGAAGCCGGAGGAGCACCAGCCGAGCGGCAGCTGCAACTTCTCGCGTATCGACAAGGCGACGCTGAACTTCACTGTGTCCGTGAACACGGTCAAGAACCAGAACACTGCCTCGATCCGCGTCTACGCCGTCAACTACAACGTGTTCCGCGTGATGAGCGGCATGGGTGGCCTGGCGTACAGCAACTAAACGTGAAACCAACAACTCCAAACCAAAAAAACCAACAGACACTGCAAATGCAGAGTGTGTTGGTTTATGTCTCCTTTTAACATGCACAATCAACAATGAATGTTGACTACAATACATTGGTTCAAGAGGTGAAGCCGTACCCTCTTAAGAAATCATATCTGTCATGTATTCCATGCAACGTATACATATGGGATGATGGAAATAAAAGGGAAATTGAAGAAATAAGAGATACAAATCCAGAAGTTACCATAACTGTCTTCGATGACATAACTGCAAGAGTATTCATAAAAACTCACTTCCAAAAAGATGTTATCGATGCATTTGATACATTATTAGACGAAAAGAATCGCAAGGATTTATCATTATATTGCATTCTCTATCATAATGGCGGAATGTCGTTGGATTCCCGAATATTTCTTAAGAATGGATTCAAGCTCATTGCGTTGACTGAGTCTGAATTTTTTAATCAGGCACCACATCTCCCTGCAGCACCCGGATCTATTATGGTATCGCTCGATATGATTGGAGTTCTACCTAAAAACGAAATCATGCTTTCATGCATCCGCGAAATCGTCCGGAATACGAAGTTGAAGGTATATGGTTACAATAAATATTATCCAACTGGTGAGGGTTTGCTTGGTATCGAGTACGCAAAGCAAAGTACGGAATTCCCCAAAATTATCACCAAAGGAAATCGATTCTTTATTGGGCACTATCTTATCGCGGCAATGAGAGATAAGCCAAAACATTTTGCATTGAGATCAAAGAGAGTAGATTTGTCTCCGTGGATCACAAAAGGATTATATAGAGATAAGCGTCTCATATTGTCTCCATGCGAATACGATTTGTTGCATCCGTTGATGACATTAGATTTTTCTAATACGATTGATCGCACGATCTCCGGTAAGGAGTTCACGTTTATTGCATCAAACCATTCAATTTGCCAGCATCCAACTCGTCCAAACCATTATATTTCCTTCATTCGATACATCAATTATTTCCTAAATAAATACGGATATCCGGAGACACAATACAATACAACAAAGGTTATTAACCTCACGTCTCACTGTATTCTCGATGCAGAACTGAATCGGATCGAAGACGAAGCCTTTTTTGAAACAGGATTGCTTAATGAGACTGTAAACAGAGGTATAGAAGATATACGACTATTTAAGGCAGGCTCTTCTGTCTTCCTTTCAGGTACATCGTATAATCCAGCAAGTGACAACTATTCAATTATTGTAGGTGAGCATTCCTTTCAAGATACAGGAGTCACAGGTGCAACAGGAGTAACTGATACTGCAGGAGTCTTGCCGAATAGATTTATTACAGTTGGATTTGATACAGGTCGCCCTGACAAAACCGAGAAGAATTGGTCATTTTTTGACCTTCACGGTGAAACACATATTGTATACTCGTGGTATCCCGTTATAATTGCAAAGATTGAACGGTCCAAACTAGTTAAGGTCGAAGAGAAACGTGATGTTCCTTATTTCTTTACTAAGTTCTCTGGATCAACTCCAGGGTTCACATATAAAGACGAAATTTGGTTCATGGTGCATTCAAGCAATAAAGATTGCTCAGAGAGCATTCGTGATTACTATTCTTTCCTAGTTGTATTTGATCTGGACATGAACCTTCTGAGATATTCAAGACCGTTCAAATTTGAAAATGAAGTTGTTGAGTTCTGTTGCGGAATGGTGATTGAAGACACACGTGTCATTCTAAGCTATTCGGTTCTCGATAGAAAAACAGTTCTAGCTGTCTACGATAGAGATGAATTCCTTTCACGTGCATCTATACTGTATAACGAAGATGTCGAAGTGCATATACCCGTCATACTTGAAACGCAAGTTCAAACTGTAGTAGTACCTACTACATCTGAAATTACAAAGTCTTCATTCAATACACGTGTTTCAGCTACTCAAAATCACATACGTGCAGTCAGGGAGTTTAAAAAGCGTTCTGGGTCTGGACTTATTTAGTCAGATCTTGCCGTTGTCTCCAATCATCTCCTCCTCTAGGAGCCTTCGGTCCAGAATACGGACTTTCATCAAAGAAAAACAAAGGCCCACGCGACTTCCCGGGTTCAGTTGGCATCATGAACAACCACACAATGATCAGCACAACTACACCTCCAGTCATCAAAGTTGAATCAACTTTCATTACTAGAGTGGTTTATTTTTTTATGTTGTTTCTAGTACTATTAGCTTACTTACGCCGTCTTAACGAAGTGGTTCTTGAGGTAGCTCTGCAGGTTGAGGTACGTGACCGTGTCCTTGTCCGTGCACTTGAGGAGCTTGGCCAGAACCGCATCCGGGATGATGCGACGCTTGTTCGCCGGGTCAAAGCAGTTGTGGCTCTTGACGTACGTCGCAACGAACTTCGTCACATCCGTCTGCGAGCGGAGGGAGTTGTGCGGAAGTCCCATGAAGGTGCACAGCTCCGGGGTCAGGAGACGCGGCTTGAGGAACGCGTTGTTGGCACGGCGGGCCTCCCACGCCTTCTTCTCCTCAGGCGTCATGTCCTCGGGCTTCTTGGAACGCTTACGCTTCTTCGCGTCCTTGATCTCGCGGCCAGCCGCCTTCACCGCCGCCATCGCCTCCTTCGTGATCTCCTTGATCTCCGTGTTGAACTTCGACTGGGCATCCTTCAGCTTCTCGACAACGGCCGAGAGACGCTCCTGGGCCGGGAGCGTCGCCTGCTCCGGAGCATCAACAACCGCCGCAACCGTCGGCACCGTCGCCTCAACCTTCGTGGGAGGGGCAGCGGCCTTCACGACCTTGGCCTTCGGGGCCTTCTTCTCAGCGACAGGTGCAACAACAGGGGCGGCGACGACAACGGGGGCGGCGACAGGCTCGACCTTCTTGACAGACTTCTTGGACTTATCGGCGGACATCGTGTTTGTTACTGACACAGAATGAGAAGTGGACATTTTGAACGCGATTGTTATGATTAGTACCCCCGAGAGACGCGTAAATAGGTTTCAGTTTCTCCAAAGTGAACTGCACTTTACATAGGCTGCCCATATGAAGAAACAAAACTGAAAACTGTTTTTGTGTTCTGTGAGAATCGCAAGAAGTAATCCAGCTATATCTGCACTGAGATCGGCTTCATCAAGAATCCTCATTCCTCTGAATCCAACAATCCATATATAGAACCGTTTTCTCCTACCAACACACCATTCTCGCATATCTTGCTTGAGTATTTCGATGAATGAGAGTATTTGACCCCGAGGCATTCCTAGGAATATTTCCTGATGGGCTTCATCGAATGAATTCTCGCGAAGTATTTGTGCAATACGCAACCATCTAACAGTCCGTCTTGATTCAGATGCAATATTCTGCACGGTGTGATAACATGGAATACCGGAATGGATCCTCCATACCTGCAACTCACGCAATCTACGAGTATCGTCTACAGAAAGAAGTGAACGCGTATAGGGATTGGTTACATCAACGTTTTTCTGTGACCATTCAATCATCGTTCTTTGATCGAACCAGAACGTTTCACCACCATCAACTATGCTAAAGAAATCAAACGGATTTACAGCATTCTTTTGTTCGCATGTTATCAGATCTTCATCGTTATGACATACACTTCTGCAAAGAACTCCTGGTCCACATAACTGAAGCCTATTTCTAATCAGAAATCCTCTAATCAATGCTTGGACTTTTACAACACCTTGAACTATACTCGAATGCATTCTAAACCATAAACGTATGTTCTTTGTTTTTGCGTGACGGTTGCAAACAATCATGGTTCGTAGACATGAATGCGGACATCTATCTTCAGATGTCCTGTTTCTGCAAGATAGGCACTGTCTCATTATACTTATCCGATCCTTTCGTGAAAAATGGATCCACCGCAACCGATGGTGTTAGATAGGAGTACAACAAGCACAAATGGCCTCCGTCTCTGTCGTTAACATCCGCAAGATCTCCCCTGCTGACCTTACGTTCTCCGAGCCGATCAAGAACAAGAAGACGAATGCAGTGACTATCAATCTGCTCTATGCTGGCCAGAAGGTACAGTTCCGTCTTCCTAAGCTCGCGTTCCCTGCCGGTGTACTGATCAAGAGCCAGGAGAGTGGTCAGACCACGTATACCCTGTCTGCTTCGCTCAACGGTTGCGACGTGTATGCGAAGGAGCGTGCAACGGGTACTGACGACAACTCGTATCTCTACAACTTTATGCAGGACTTCCAGGAGGTTCTGCTGAAGTATTTCATCGAGAACTCCGTCCGGATGTTTGGCCGTAAGCGTACGGAGGATTCTCTTCGGGAGACGATGAAGAACACCGTCACTGCGGCTGTGAAGAAGAATGCAGAGGGCGAGTGGGTTCAGACTGGCGAGTATCCTCCCTCGATTCGCTTCAAGGTTCCGGTGTGGGATGGTGAGGTGAATACCGAGGTCATTGACAGCAATGACAATCCGGTTACGGTGAGCCTGGACACTCTGCCGTCTGTCTTCCCCAAGGCTATGAGTGCCAGCGTAGTGGTTACGGGAGCTGTCTACATCGCGGGTCTCTCATTCGGTATGACGTGGAAGATCACGGATGCGAAGGTTGAGGTGCAGAAGAAGCGTACGATCTTCGATAAGTTCCGCGATGAGGAGCCGGCGGCTCCCCCTACTGAGTCAGTTGTTCCGGCTCCTGCTGAGGAGGATGAGGAACCTCCGTCTGAGGATGAGAAGCCGGCTGCTCCGGTTGTTCCTGCTCCGGTTCCTGAGCCTGAGCAGAAGCCTGCGAAGTCTCGCCGTGCTCAGAAGGCGTAGACACACGTTCATATAATACAAAATCAAAATCCATAAACAACTTCTTTTTAAAATCAGGCTCCGGTTCTAGCAATTGAATCTCATTTTTCATTGCAGGATAGTGACGGAACAGATCTGCAGGCGTCTGGATCCTCTTTCGCATACAGTCATCGTACGCACATGTGCTCATCTTAGACCATAATGTATTTTCAGTCGAAACCCATCCATCTTGCTGATAGTACGTTCCGAACGGAGTATCTCTGAACCAGAGAACGCAAAACTGATTGGCGTTCTTTTGCTCATGTTCTGCAAGTCCCACTCGAATATTGTAATCGTTGTATAACCAAAATACATTAAGTCCATTCTCTAGATACTCTGGATCTATATTTCCTTTGAAGACTTCGCGATCATCGTACGTCCACGAATCAATATCTGTATTCAAGTCATGTTCTGTAATGTCATCCGAAACAGGGTACACTAGATTCTTCCGAAGACGCGAAAGCATTTGTACCTATCCGTGACTCAACTGAACCCAACAACAACGCGACCTGCGTGACGACGCATTGACTTTGTTGCAGAATGAGAGAGTTCGTGACGACGACGACGTTGAGTTCCATCCTGCGGCTTTTTTGCATGACCACGCGTATCCATATCAGCCTGAATTGTCTCCAAATGAGACTCTAGATACTCTAGGATTTCATCTTCAACGGCCCATGCAAAGAAGTTCAACTGACCGACCGTTGTGGATACATCGTGGAATGTAATCCGATCCCATCTGCAAAAAGGGTCAAGCATTTTCTTGGTATACGCCTTCAGGCGGGCCTTGTATGCAAGATACACGATGATCTGACGGCCATCGGTTGTCGTATACGATACGTCATTCATCTTTGCATAGTTTGTCACGAACCAGTCGATGACACGTAAGGAGATAGTCGATGTCCCTGCTAGGATCGACCGAAGCTTTTCAAGTGCAATTGGATTCTTTTCATAAAACGTGTTGAGTCGAGATAAGACCCACTGCTCTTGACTGTTTATCTCAAGCGTCATTATTCTTTGTGTATAAAATGGTTCCTCGGATGAGAAAGTGCCTTTGTATATAAAGGACCATGGATAGACTCTTTGATGACACGCTTACTAACGTAAGCCGTCTTCGCACCCGTTGCAAACAGATTGGTAAGACGCTTGGACTGAGTCACAGACAATTCTATAAGGATGTTCTAACTGCAATGGAGGGGAATCTCGGAACTGTATGGGCACGTCGCAGAAATATCAAACGTGTTCTTGCAAAGTACGGCGTCAACGATCAGCGTTCGGACCAGTGGCTTGCCAAACGCGGTCTCATGATCACTGCATCCGAAGTTACGGGTGCATTCAAGACTGCATCTCCTTCTGCACGGTATGAACTCTTGATGAGAAAGATCGTTGGTCCTAAGCCTCAATCGGCAGACAGACCGAAGGCACTTATCTGGGGGACGCAGATGGAACCAATTGCAAAGGAGATTTATGGTCTTGCAGAGGGGGCTGTAGTTGTAGATACATCGTGCGTCACACATCCAGCGTATCCCTTCCTAGGTGCATCTCCAGATGGAATTGTACTGACTACAGATACTCTCAGCTCTCAGTGGGGAAAGCTAGTCGAAATCAAGTGTCCATACAGTCGCATCTTCAATGACGATACGCCCATTCCCGATTCGTATTGGCATCAGATGCAAATGCAGATGGAATGTACTCGCATTGATACATGCGATTACGTCGAATTCAGGTTCACAAGCCCGAGTTATTCGAAGTGGGCAGAATCGACTGCAACAAAGAGTTTCTATGTTTCATTCGATAACGGTGAACTAATGTACAAGCCAATCAACGCCGACCCGACCACGTGGATTCAAACAGTTGTTCGTCCACGAAGCTCTGAGTTCAGAACGACGTACTGGATTCTTGAAAAGTGGAGGAAGGTTGTGGTTCCGCGAGACTTTACGTGGATGAATACTCATTTGGGAGAGCTTACCGAGTTTTGGGAAGATGTGCAGAAGTACCGATCAACTGGAACTGTTCCTACCAAGATTCTACCTCCTCCAAACCCCAACTCACTTTGGATTGTACTCAGCGATGAGCAAAATACTGATTCACCTGGTGTGCAGTCCTCGACCCCTCAACCTGCCGAACGTCCTCCGGCTGACGTGTAAAGTGATTGGTTACTTGATCAAATGAAGAAAACTTAGAATCCAATGTCTTTTTATATGACGATTCATCGAGAAACTCTGAACGAAACGTCTCTCGCAGTGTTGCTATGTACATACCTACCAGCGATGCTATCAAGAACACAAGACCCGTTACAAACCGCTTCATCTTATTCTATCAGGATAAAATGAATCCGAGTAGTCTTTTTCACGGACGAAGAATAAGACAAGGAATATGGAGACTCTAACCGAAATGCTTCGTCAACGCGGCGTGACCTCCCTTGTGCCGGAAGGCGTTGGTAGCGAGCTTCCGGGTACGGTTCAAAAGATGGGAGAGTACTTCATCTACTTTTCGACCAAGTCTCGTATTTCCGATAAGGATATTGGTATCGTCGAAACGGAGATGCAGGCGGCCGGATGCACACGGGGTATCATTGTGCTCGAGACAAAGCCGTCGTCTGTTATTCTCAACCTGATTCGCAAGCACAGCAATACCATTCAACTGTTTCATACAGAGCAGTTGGTCTTCGATATCATGACGCATCGCAAGGTTCCGGCTCACCGCATTCTTGCAGAGGATGAGAAGCTTGCATTACTAGAATCCTTTCGCATTACAGATCCGCAGAAGAAGATGCCCGATATCGATTCCCAAGACGCTGCAGCCAAGTGGATCGGTGCACGACCGGGAGACATTGTTGAAATCATGAGAAAGTCTGAAACTGCGGGATACGTCCCCTACTATAGGATGTGCGTGGCAAATACATCTCTGTAGTAAAGTAATGGACGAGAATTCTCACTTTAGGAAACTACTCGATACATACCGCGAGATGTATGTCCAGTTTGCCACAACTGGATCTCAGCAATACAAAGATGCATATGAGAAGGTCATGGAGCAAATTACCCAAGCGATTGATGATCGTAAGAAACATTCTGAGACAGAATCGCAGACACTATCTGCATTTTTGTCTGAGTATACGAATGATCTAAACAGTCTGACGCCTGAAAGGGTGCAAGAGGTTTCGGACAAGGCTGCAGCGGCATCTGAACGTTACAAGCAATTAGCAGTTACGTCATCATCTGCACCGATTGCTTCGG